CTCCACAAAACAGAGAAGAACACCTGCGGTGGCAGCCGCCCGGGTGGATTGGGTTATGAGCCCGTCGTCCGGTGATGCTCTTCTCTGTTTTGTAAAAAGAGCGGTACCAGCCGGAAGCAAGTGTACAAACTGGTACCGCCAAAGCAGTGGCTGTTGTGGTGGGCTTGTCACTTAAGCGTATGGTCAACCTGACAACCCGGTGTCCTCAACGGGGAAGGAATAACCCCGCCATACTTACCGCCGCGCCATTTCGCGGATTACCACAACGCTGAGAGCACTTAGCCAGTTACGGCACCACACTTTGTCGCGGTTCCATAAATGCCCTCATCGTTGCACCCTGGTCTCTTCCCAGGCGTCAAACCGAATCGCCACGCTGGTTAGGCGTCTTATCAGCATCCTCATTGACTTGCACATTCCGGCTACCTGGTTTGTTTGCCCGAGCAAGGAGTGGATTGTCCCCTTTAACGTCCCCAGACCGCTAACGACGCATGTGCCATACGCCGTGTTACAACCAAATTTTGTTAGTACCTTGTTTGTAGGTCTGGAAAGAAAGATAAAATGAAGTTGCGCATTATGCAAGTGTTTTTATTGCGAGATATGCAATTTGGTGGGTAATGAAAAGCCACCTTCTGGTGGCTAATTGATGTTGAGGTAGGGGGTTAATTGTGTCGCTTAAGGGTTTGTGACTGACTGATTAAGACCTTTCCAAAGACCATAAACCGATGTTCGTTTTCGCTGGTAATTCCCCATTCGCGGTAAATCTGATTATCAGAAATTACCAGCAGTTTATCAGGTATCATTTGCAGTCGTTTGACGTAAATTTTATCATCAAAACCAAATACATATATACCATCCCCATCAAACTGATTGATACTGATATCAACGAAGATGAGATCTCCTGGCTCAATGGTTGGACACATACTGTCCCCACGAACGTTGATAACTTTAATGTGATTTGCTGGTCGTCCACCAAACATCGATACAGCATTATCAGTTCTGTATTCAATGGCATGAATCACATCAATGACATCACCGCCCTGGATAAGGCCATTTCCCGCACTGGCACTGACATCCAGCATTTCAATACGGAATACATCCTTCACCTGCGCAACATCCTCACTAATACTGTTTTTACATACAGTATTACTTTTGAGGTCTGAGGTAAAGAGATCAGCAATATCAACACCTAAGCTCCTGGCAATATTACTCAGGGCTTGTTCAGTGAATTGTTTCTGCTTACCTGTTTCGAGGCGCGAGATATTCGCCGCATCCACTCCTATTGCTTCAGCGAGATCGGCGATTTTCATGTTCTTCGCCTGGCGAAGTTGTCTGACTCGATTTCCTATGTTCATGCGTTTATTACATTTCTTTATTGCGCGTTAAGCAAATCAACTTGCGCAAAATATTTGCGTGAAATAATATGCTCATCACGCAATATGTGGAGGTTATATGCAATCACCATTACGGAATGTGCGTAAGGCGCACGGATTTACTTTGCAGCATGTTGCTGCGGGCGTTCAGGTCAATCCAGCGACGCTGAGTCGTATTGAAAGACTGGAACAAATTCCATCTATCGAGCTTGCAGAACGTCTGGCCAATTTTTTTAAGGGAGAAATCAGCGAAATGCAGATTCTCTATCCTGCACGCTTTCAATCTAGTCAAAACCGGAATGAGTTAAAACCACAGGAACAGGAGGTAAGCCGTGGGTAAGCATCACTGGAAAGTGGAAAAACAGCCTGAGTGGTACGTGAAAGCTGTCAGAAAAACTATCGCGGTGTTGCCGGGGGGTTACGCTGAAGCTGCTGAGTGGCTGGATGTAACAGAGAACGCTTTATTCAACCGCCTTCGTGCCGATGGCGATCAGTTTTTTCCGTTGGGATGGGCAATGGTTTTACAGCGTGCGGCTGGTACTCACCACATTGCGGATGCTGTCGCACAGTCTGCTGGTGGGGTGTTTGTATCACTTCCAGAAATTGAGGAAGTAGAGAACGCCGATATAAACCAGCGCCTGCTGGAAGTCATCGAACAGATCGGGAGTTACTCAAAGCAGATTCGTTCGGCAATCGAAGATGGGGTAGTGGAGCCACACGAGCAGACAGCAATTAATGATGAGTTGTATCTGTCAATTTCGAAGCTCCAGGAGCATGCAGCACTGGTCTACAAAATCTTCTGCGCTCCAGAAAAGAGTAACGCCCGCGAGTGTGCAGCTCCGGGCGTCGTGGCGTTTTGTGTCTGTGGAGAAACTAACGCATGAACAGTTTAACGGCAAATAACCTGTGGGGTAGTGATCAATTCTGGGCGGAGTTAGTGCAGCCTGGTAGAACCAGCAAGCCTTGTGTGGCGCGGGGTGTGGTGATTTAGTGTGATTCTGGGCGGATTTGTGAGAAATGACCAAAAACGCTTTTTTTTGCGCTTTTTTCTGGGCGCTTTTGATCTGGTTCTGCTACAAACTTAACGGGTTTTAAATGCTTTTAAAAAAGTGTTTTATCCTTACCCGTTTTCCTCAATTTGTTCTCATCTGTGTGTTCGGTTTTGTTGTGGTTATTGCTGATTAGCTAACAGCACACGCCCCGCCAAAACGAGGCGCTTATGCTGATTTCTTGTTTACAGGCTTAGTTTCTTGCTCCGGTGTGACGGGAACGCGATCACCTGGTGTTCCAGCACAGAAAATAGCTTTGGCGCGGCGCAAAATCTCTTTGTCATTTTCCTCATCGCCAGCTAATGCCATGCAAACAGCGTCTTTAAGCGATTGCCTGATGTTCAGGCTTTGAATGGCCTTCCTTTGTTCCTCAAGTTCGCTATCGGCTTGCTTGGTTTGCCTGGTGGGTTGCTGTAGGCGTTCCAGGACTCCTTTGATGCCAATACAACACAGCATATCAATAAGACGCTCTCTATCTTCTGGAGTAGCTCGCCTTAGTATTTCATCGACAATACTTGTGTTTGGGCGGTTAACGTCTTCTGTAGGCACCTTTTTTTCTATTATTGGATCATGCCTGCTCTCACCGTAGACCAACCATTCCAGTGATACATTCTCTAATTTTGCTATCGTAGCGACCACATTTAGGCCGGGAGTGGTGCCTTTCTCAAAGTAGTTATTTATGGTCGAGTACGGCAACCCCCAGTCTGAGGTGGCTTTACGCAGACTCCTAGTGCCAACCAGTTGCTTGATTCTGTCCTGAATGCTTTCTTTTCTATTCTGAGAAAAGGAAAAATCATCGGCGGTTTGTTTACTCATTTTCTTTCCTCGCAATATATTGATTTACAATGTATTTCTACAAAAAGACTTTCTTTTCATCAAAGAAAGAAAAGAAAGCTTGTAATTTTCTATTTGTAGATCAATACTTATATCCGAAGGGATAACACGGCGGTGTTATCCGCACGGATAACTTTTAAGGGTAACCTAATGATGGTTAGAAATGAAGTAATGAACAAAGACTGGCACCGCGAGTACATCGTTGCCGCTGTGCACACCAAAGGTTTTACATTGCGTGAACTTTCTGAACGCGCTGGTCTAAAAAAAGACTCTTTAAAAAATGCACTGTATCGCTCATGCCCTAAATATGAACGCATCATAGCCGATGCTATTGGTGTGGAACCTGCGGAGATCTGGCCAAGCCGGTATGCCAGTAAGGCGGCGTAATGTTTTATTCAGCCAATGAGCTGGCCGGTCTTCCTGGTTTGCCCGGTACAGTTCAGGGGGTGCGCTGGACGCTCAATCGGATCACAGAGACGCACCCGGAATGGAAGCGCAAGCGTGAAGGCACCAAAGCATTCGAGTATCACATCGACTGCCTGCCCGCTGAAGCGCAGAAAGTTTTACGTAAGCGCCTGACCCATCAGGTCCTGGAAGATACGCAACTGCCCGCCGTGGTTGAGCAGAAGGCAGTTAAAAACGTCGCCGTTCGCGATGAACTGGAGGTGATGGTCAAATGCCCGGAACTGGCATTACGCGAAGTCCAGGCACTGACTGACAAGCAAAAGGCCATCGCTGATGCGCGGATATTGCTGGCTACTGAAGTGCATAAACTGCGCGAATACGCCGGAATGACCAGGAAGGCCGCGTTAAAGCACATCGTTGATGGTGTGCGCATGGGGGCGTTACCTGACCGCATTATCGAAGCAGCTAATACTGCAAATGCACGTCAGGGAAAGCGAACCGGTGTCAGCACCGGCAGCCTGGATAGCTGGTACTCCAGCTGGGTGATGGCGCGCGGTGATGCCAATCAGTTACTGGCGTTACTGGCTCCCGGTCATCATAAGGGAACACCGTGGGAGCAGGTCTGGTGGTTGAGCGATTTCTTTATGTTCTATCGCTCATGGAAGCGCCCGACCGTTGAATATGCGTATCGTGAGTTTTCAGCCTGGTGGCATGAAAAACACGCGAACGATGCGGGAATGCTGGCGGCACTGCCTTCAGTTCACGCAGTAAGACGGGTGTTAAGCAGCGTCCCGGTGATTGTTAAAGAGCGTTTCCGCTCCACGGGTTCAGCCTGGCGTTCGCTCAATCCCTTTGTGCGGCGCGACTGGAGCACATTACCGGTTAATGCGGTATGGGTCGGGGATGGTCACTGTATGAAACTGATGGCATTCAACCCTGCCACCGGGAATACATTCCGGCCAGAAGTGACGCTGGTTATGGATGCTGGGCAACGCTTTATTGTGGGCTGGTCGCTGTCCCTGTCGGAGAACGTGGTGGCCGTCGCTGATGCATTGCGTCATGGCATGTCACAACACGGAATACCGCTGATTTATTACTCCGATAACGGGGGCGGTGAAAAAAACCAGGTACTTGATGCCGATATTACCGGGATTCTGCCCCGGCTGGGTGTGGAGCATCACACGGGGATACCTGGTAACCCGCAGGGGCGCGGGGTAATAGAACGAGCAAACAAAGGAATACCCAAAGATGTGGCTCTGAGTTTCCAGACGTACTGCTCAAAAAATGCAGACAAGGAAACGGTGATGATGCAGCAACGCATCACACAGTCAGCCATTAAGGCCACCCACAAAGGGAAAGAGCTGACAAAACGGCAGGTTAAAGCGATGGGAGAAGTCCCCACCTTTGAGCAACTGCTGGCCGCAATAGAGCTGGAGGTGAAACGGTATAACAACCGGCCACACAGCAGCCTTCCCCGCAAAGAGGATGGCGAACATTACAGCCCGGCAGCGTATCGCCGGAAACTGATAAAAGAGCAGAAGACTGAAATTGACATGCTGTCGCCGGAAGAACTTCACGAAATGTTCCGACCGGAAAGCATCTGCACAGTGCGACGCGGTGAAGTGGTGTTATTCAGAAACATCTATTTCTCCACAGAACTGGCAGCAGAGCATGGAAATGAAGTCAGGGTTTGTTACGACATTCACGACGCAAACAGCGTGATTGTCAGGCGGATGGACGGTTCTTATATCTGCGATGCCATCTGGAACGGTAATAAGGTTGATGCGTTCCCGAAAGCTGTTATCGAACAGCAGCAGGAGAAACGCGCCAGAGGCCGCATTGCACGGGCCACGCAGAAAATCGAAGAGGCTAAACGCGAGCTTACCCCGGCTATTACGCAGAAGCCTGACTTTAATCTGGGATATGGACTGGAACGCCAGGAGAAAAAGGAAAAAGAAGAACTTTATTTATTCGTGTCTGACCGTGAGCGCAATTTAAAGAAAAACGGCACAAATAATCGTTAATTTAAAAGGTATTTAATTATGAGTTTAATTACGCAATTAAATGACGTAATGGCCCGTCGCGGCTTTACGCAGACCCACGTTGCCCGTGCTATTGGTCGTAGCAGCGCCGTTATTAACCAGTATTTGCAGGGTAAATATCAGGGCGATATGGCTGATATTGAAGAACGCATTTCTGCCTTTGTGACCCGTGAATGGGAAAAGGAAAACAACCGCCGTATTAAAGTGCGATTTGTCACCACCGGCATGGCCGCCAAAGGGCTGGAGGTGCTGACCTACGCCCATCTGGAGTGTGATATTTGCGTGCTGTATGGCGCGGCGGGTCTGGGTAAAAGCATGATTCTGAGTGAGTATGCTGCCAGAAACCGGGATGTAGTGCTCATTGAAGCCGATATTGGCTATACGGCCAGAAAGTTACTCGATGAACTGTGCCGTCAGCTGGGTATAAAGGTTCACGGCGATATTCGCGAGAAGATTGATGCCTGTGTGCGTGAACTGCGTGGGTCAGGTCGTCTGCTGATGGTGGATGAGGCTGAACTGCTTCCCTATCGTGCACTGGAGGTATTGCGCCGTCTGCATGACAAAGCGGGTATCGGGATTGTCCTGGCGGGTATGCCTCACCTTCTGATTAACCTTAAGGGCCGTTGTGGTGAGTTCGCTCAATTATACAGCCGCGTGGCGCTGGCGCTTAACCTGGGCGATACGCTGACGCAGGAAGATTTTAACAAGATTGCCACAGACATGATGCCGGAAGCGGCAGACCCGGAAATTGGTGAGGCACTTTACACACGTTCGCTGGGCAATGCCCGTCGTCTGTTCAAGCTGGCGCGCGGTGTGTACCGGATTTGTGATATCAGCGATGCACCGGTCAGTGTGCAGGCCATTGATAAATATTCAGAAATGTTAATTCACTGATGGAGAACAAGACGATGGACAAGCAGACCATTAACGCCGTCCGTTCCCGTGCCCGTGTAGCCATCCACACCACCGGCGGTCGCGTAACTGGGCAACATCACCGTTTACCTGTGGTTTATGCCTGCCCGCCCGTGGGCGGTCCTGTATGGCCGATAACGGAAATCATCCAGACATTCAGCGGCCTGCGTCGTGTGGTTAAAACGTCCTGTATCGACGGCTGCACCGTCGTATGGCAATAAAACGAGGAATTAAAAGTGAGCGTGAAATTAACAATAGTATTTACCGACCTGGGTAATAACCAGTGCCATAACCTTATTCGGGTGGAAAATGGCGACAATGCCACACTCGAAGAAGCGGCAAGAACTCTGGGGACTGTTGGCGCTATTTGTACGATTCTGAAAGAGAAACACGGAAATGAACGGCTTGATCTGCAAATCTACCATGATTACGTGAAACAACTGGCACAGGGATGTCCGTATATTCCTCAAGAGACACAAATGCATTGAGAGGTGAAAAATGTCATTAGAGCCTGACTTAACCTTCAGCCTGGACAGGCCTGGTAAACCGGAGAAAGCTGTCGCGACGTATCAGTTGCCGCCTGATGTCACGGGAGAGCAGGTTTCCGACATTATCATAAAAACTCACTGTTTTATGAACGAAATTATTTTTAAATCGTTTGATTTCAAAGGTGGAAAACATGGCGGTTAAGTTAGAGGTAATCATCTATACCGATGAAAACGGCACGCTTCGTGTCAGGAGTATGGGGGCTATTGATAAAAAAGGATTTACGGATAAAGAGGTCGGAGTAAGACAACGGTTATGGGAGGTAATGAATCAAACGCTTAATAAAGAATTTAACGGCGTTGATTTATTTTCTGTTGGCGTGGCCCCCTGCGCGCATAACACACATTAATCTGTAAATATCACTGAGGTAATTTAATTATGACGACTGAAAATAAAGTTAAGCAATACACGAAAACTCAAGCGCCTGAAGGTTACTGGGTGGATGCCCGTGGCGTAATGACACCTGAAAGCCTTATCAAAGATATTGACCGCGACCGCGAGCAGCTGGTCGGTGAGCTTGTGGAGATGGTGATTGCTGCCTCCGCCTCACTGCGGGAACTGAAACTGCGTGCGTTTGGTGATATCCAGGCATTTATTGACCTGTCGGCGGAGAAATACGGCGCTGTGAAAGGCGGCAAAAAAGGGAATATCACGCTTTACAGCTTTGACGGGCGTTACAAGATTCAGCGCGCCATGCAGGACCGTATCGCGTTTGATGAACGCATTCAGACCGCGAAGTCGCTGATTGATGATTGCCTGGCTGACTGGACGGAAGGTGCACGCCCTGAAATCAAAGCCATCATCAGCGAGGCATTCAGCACGGACAAGGAAGGCAACATTAACACCGGGCGCGTTCTGGCCTTGCGTCGCCTTGAAATTGAGGACGAACGCTGGAATAACGCCATGACGCTGATTGGTGAAGCCGTCCAGGTGATTGGCAGCAAGAGCTATATCCGCGTATATGAGCGCGTCGGTGATTCTGATGAATACCGCGCAATCCCGCTGGATATTGCAGGGGTTTAACATGCATCAGGATATCAAAGAGTACAGAGCCGGAAATAGTTGCGCAGCGTATTCGCTGGGCGCATCCAGAGCAGAACAACGCGGCGATTATGCTGAGGCTGAAAAACTGTGGCGTAAGGCAGCGCAAAGCCCGTGTAGCACCCTGCGCCGCATCTGGGCTGAACATCGTGCGGAGTTCTGCGCTAACGCTCACCTGAAGGGCTGGAGGCCACGCCATGAATGCGAAGAACTTTAATAAGCAGTATCCGGTAGGGACACGCTTCATGCACACTGCACATCCTGCGTTGCGTGGTGGTCGTGTAGTGAAAACCGTTTCACCTGCCAGAGATTTTAAATGTGGTTGTGTGGTTGAAATTAATGTCGAGCCTTATTTCGTAAAAGTCGAAACACTGAAAGCACCGCATTAATTTAATTTGTTTTTAATTGTTATTTAAAACAGGCGTAAACCCGCCGGGGCTGGCTTACGCCTGAATCTGAGGAAGTTTATTTATGAATATCGCTAAGCAAAAAAAATTCGCCCGCGAAATTAATCTGACAATCGTTTGTTTTAATCGTCTTGCGACCAGTTCTCAATCAACAGCAGATGTTCATTCAGCGCCGCAGCCAGAACGAGCTCCCCACGCTCCTGAAGGCCGTGCCGGAAGTTGCGTAATTCAGAATTCAGGATGCTGAGGTTCAGACGACCATGAAAGATAAATACATTGCCAAAATCAAAAAACTGTTACGCCTTGCCAGAGGAACATCAAGCCCGGAAGAAGCCGCTAACGCTATTGCAAAAGCCCAGGCTTATATGCGCCAGCATGGCATCAGCGAAAACGACGCGGAATTGTTCGACATTCAGGAAGCTGCCAGCGCGGGTGCGCCGAGTGACGCCAGTACACCGCCGCGTTATATGCACATCCTGTGTGACCTGGTATGTAAAGCCTTCGGTGTCGAGTGTTACATCTCAGGTGAATACCGGGCTTCTGGTTCACTCAAACGTTACGTTCGTTTTTATGGTCCTGACAGTCGCCCGGAAATTGCGGCCTACGCGTTTGATGTGCTTTCCCGTCAGATGATGGCAGAGCGCAAGAAATATCAGGATAAACACTGCAGACGTTGTGGTCCGTCCACACGGGTAGCCCGTGGCGACCAGTTCTGCGAAGGCTGGGTCTTTGGTGCCCGTGATGTCATTGCGGTGTATGACGTCTCCCCGGAAGAAAAAAGCCGCCTTGAGCTTTACAGAAAGAACCTGCACAGCACTAAAGGACTGCGCGACGGGGATATGCGCACAGCTAAAGCGTGTCGGGGTGCAGAGTTTGCCGCTACTGCCGGTTTTATCGCCGGGAAAAACGCCAGGCTGCATCAGGGGGTTAATGGTCAGAGCAACAGACCGCTGGCACTGGGGAGGGGGTAACGATGGCTTTTAAACTTCTCAGTGTTACCGAAGCAATATACCAGCCTCCCGGAGAACGCCACGAATACAGGATGAATGACGGTAGCGCGGCGGTTGAGTTCCCTAAATATCCGGGGGCTTCCCGGTGGCGGTTCTATGACAGTGCGGGACACCGGATTATTAAAAGAACAGTACACAACGCCATGAAAGCCGCTGTAGAACGTCACAAAAGAAGGTTTAACTGCAAATGAATATTGAATTTTATGACTACGGAGTCACCGCAAAAATCATTGTTACCTGCTGGTTCTGGGAGTTCCGTCGCTATTGCCGGGTTGTGGATGCGGCGCTGTTTGTGGCTCCTGAAGTGCGCCACCAGAGTGGCGGTGGCCTTTTAATGAAAACCGTCATCACCGGTAAAACGGTTCCGATGTTACGGGCGTTTAAAGTGGCAAAACAGGAGGCGGCGCAGTGAACCAGCAAACCAGAATAAGCGATAAGAGCCTGACCAGACTGATTGCCGATGCTGACAAGGTGCTGGAGCGGAACACACCCGTTGCCGATGAGGAATGGTGGCAGGATTTCCGGGCCGCAATGCTGGAACTTCAGGAACGTCGTCGGGAGGAGTTGAAGTGAGTGAATTAAAGTGTCGAATTAATGGCAATCAGATAGAACCGTGTGCGGTACTGGCAAAAGCACTCGAATATGGAAATCCAGCCTTTAAGAGTAAAGGCATATTTATCCCGGAACGCGTGAATATAAACACCAGCGAGCCAGGCTTAGACATTGCTCAAATTCACTCCGGCCAATATGTCGGTCGTGGTGTTGCCATGTGTTTTTGCCCGTTCTGTGGTGAAAGTCTGAAAACATGGGAAAAGGAGGCAACCAGTGAGCGAGATTAACTATCAGGCACTGCGTGAGGTGACAGAGGCCGCGAAGGGGGATACGACGTGGCAGAACCTACAGGCTTTTCATGCTGCGGCTACGCCGGAGGTTGTGCAGGCGTTGCTGGATGAAAACGAAAGACTGTGTCGCGATCTGATAGCTCGTAATGGTGAGATTGAAGGGCTTCGGGAGTGGGCAGAAGAACTGGAGGCACGGGAGGTGGCTTTGCCAGTAGCGTCATGCATTGTTGAAGATGGATGCATGTGTGTTGATGGGTTCAGTGAGTATGTAGGTCACTCGCTACCTGATGGAATGCATGAGCTTTATGCTGCCCCGCCAGCGTCGGTAGTGCCGGAAGGACTAGTTAAAGCAGTGCGTTTCTATGAACAGGTAAAGTGTGAGAATCCGCCAGTCGAAACCGGAGCATGGAAAGACGCGGTTGACTGGGTACTCAACGAGGCTTGCCAGGCTGTAAATATTGACGCCAAAGGAGGTGCGTAATGCGTGTAGCGTTTATCGGTTTATTACCATACCCGACTCGTTTTTGGGCTTCTGCGCTAATTGCAAAGCCACATGCCCTGATGGCTGACAGCATCATCCCGGCACCAAAGCGCCATACCGGTATTGCAGCTGCACGACGCGAAGCAAAGAAACGCAGGAGAGCAAAACGATGAAAAACCGTAAAGCAAAGATTCTGTTAGCTCGAAGAAACGGTGTTGGGGTCTGGCGATGGTTGAGGATTAGTAACAGACGAGTGAGGTTGACAGGGTGTTGCGGGGTGATGGGGCACAGTTGTTGCAAAAAGCCCAGTGCGGCGCAAAACCGCTGGAAGAATCACACTAACGCAAAGTGATTAAATAATAACCAATAGCAGACCAAAACATATGTTTTGGTCTGCCAAAAGTAGTGTTTTGGTCATTATGAAGATTGAACAAGTCGGAATGGCAGCTTTCAGGCAACAGGCTGAAAGCGGTGGCGTGGATGAGTTCGTCGTGCAGCGGTTCGGTGGTGTGTATCACCTCTTCGCTGTGAATCGCCGCGCCGGGGTGTCCTATTTTCTACAGGAACGCCGTGGCGATTACAAGACGTGGCTGTCTCTTGATCGTGCCGCTGCGTTCCTGTCAGGAATTGGCGTTTCACGTTTTACCGTGCGTTTTGAGGATAACAAACATGCTGAAAAAGATGATCGGGGCCATTAAAGCCGGTCAGGCGTATCTGGGGTGGGATGATGCCCTTTATCGCCAGACGCTGGCCCGTCTGACCGGTAAAACCAGCACCACACGCTGCAATCTCGATGAACTGCGCATCATCCGGGAATACATGCATGAACAGGGATTTCCGCGCAAGGCCCCCGCCGGTAAAGGTCGCCGCCCTCGTGTTGCAATGAGCAGAAAATCGGTATTATCCAAAATTGAAGCGTTACTGGCTGATGCCGGTCGTTCCTGGGCGTATGCGGAAGGACTGGCATCTCACATGTATAAGCAACATGTGATCGAATGGCTGACGGATGAACAGCTTTTTGGAGTGATGGTGGCGCTGGTTAAAGATTCAAGAAGGAGAAATCAATGATGAAAAAATGGTTGTTTTGTTTAGTAGGGGTTATTTTCTCTTGTTCTGTGCTGGCACAGACAGAGGAACAGGCGCAAAAGGAACTGAAACGTTATCAGGATATGAAGCCATTGGCTGAACAGATACTTCGGGAAAGTGGAAAACTTTATTACGCTATGCCAGAAGCTGCATCGCAGTATCAGCAGGGAAATATTGAAGAGTGGAAGAATATCAAAAAAGGACTAAAACAACTGGATGAACAGGCCAGTAAACTGGGGGACGACCCGCTTGATCCTGTGTATGGTTCCTGCATAAAAATGAAAAACCAGCTACAGGATTACTGGTCTAACGTTATCAGGGATGACAGGCAGTTTCTGGAACGTTCAAGAAATCAGTTTAAAGAATATCGTATGGATTGTTTTGATTCGTTTGTTTTTGGTAAAGAGCAAATAGAATCAAGAAAAGGCCTGGTTATTCTAGACCTGACTAAATAAGACTTAGTTTAGCCCCTGCCATGCAGGGGCTTTTTTGTGGTCTGTACAGGCGATCATGTATGACTATAATAACAGTAAGTTACTACCGGAGACGCCATCATGCAGACCTTCAGTGAAACAGATCTTCGCGATGCGCAGGCACTGCTGCCCGATTCCGTGCAGCAACTGATTAGCGTGATTGGCTTCCCCGCCCTGACCCGGTTGATTCGTTCTTTTGGTGGCGTGACGTTAAGCGGTAAAACCGGCGTACACGCCGAACGCACCGGCGGTGTCCATGCCCTGTTACATGACGTGCTGACCGAAGACGAAATCAACAAACTGATCCGCTTTCTTGGCGGTGCTCCGTTTTACATTCCCCGTTGCGATCATGCGTTACGTGCCCTGCGTAACACCCGTTTTATGGCTGATTTACAGCAGCATGTAAAAGACGGATGCTCACACCGGCAGGCGCTGGCACTGCTCTGTCCCCGTTACGGCATTTCAGACCGGTACGCATGGCAGCTGATACACCGACGACAAAAACAGACTTCGCTGAAAAGCCCCACCCAGGTGGGGCTTTTTGATTAATGGGCCTCAGAAAAAAGGAGACACGAAATGATGCGTTCTGACACCGATATCGACTATGCAGTACTCGGTGAATATACCGCATTTTCAGACAAGGCCCGGGATGCAGCCCGTCGCCGACATGCTGAAATGTGCAATTTATCCAGTTACCTGGCGAAACAGGCCCAAAGCCCGGAATCAGTAACGAATCATGATGAAGTGCTGTCCGCCGTAAACAGAATGATTGACGCAGAACGGGAAATGCGTAATGCCGTGGAAAGAGCTAACCTGCTGGCGCGGGCATGTTATAAGCCACCATTAAAACTCGCTTCCCTTTAATCCATCCAGATAATCAACCTGCCGGGGGTGCTGAACACCCCCAGCAGTACCCACCACACCAGACCGTTTACCCTGTCCACTCAGACCACAAGGCACCTTAAGGGATAGCGCCCTGCAAAAGGCTTTTGTGCCTTTGACAGGGTGTTATTTACGGGCCGTCAGTGGCTCAGATTTACAGGAGAAACTCATGTCTGAACCCTTATCAGGCGGCGGAGCTGTGGCAGTCACCATCGGTGGTGCCAGTGTGTTTGGCCTTCTCACCAATACCGATTTCGGGGTCGTGGTGGGCGCGTTTGCCGGGGCGCTTTTTGTTGTCACGCAGCAGAAAGAAATCCCGGTCTGGCGAATGGCTATCCACCTGCTCGTCGCGTTTGTGGTTGGCGTTCTGGGGGCTGGCGTGGCTGCGTCACTGATGCAGTGGCTGACCCACTACAACGACAAGCCACTCGATGCATTGTGTGCGGTCGGTGTCTCGGCGTTATCCATCAAGATACTGACCTTTCTTTATCAACAGGAAATTTCATCGCTGTTCGGCCTGTTTTCCAGACTGCGCGGCGGAGGGGGTGGAAATGGAAAGTAGCCTTGCCGGTATCGTGAACGTCTGGCTGTGCCTCGCCATTGTGCTGGGGTTGTTTGTGTATCGCCGCCACGGTGCGGCGCATAAACCGATGATTACCTGGCTGGCGTACTGGCTGATGCTCGGCTACATCATCATCCCGTTCCGCTGGCTGTCCGGTACATACACGCACTCCAGCTGGCTGGTTGTGGCGCTGAATCTGGTTTTCTGTGCGCTTATCGTGTGGGCGCACGGGAATTTGTCAAAAATCCTTTCGTTACTGAGGCATCCACATGAAATCAAAAGATGACATTTTTGATGAAGTCCTGGGCAAAGAAGGCGGTTACGTCAATCACCCTGACGATAAGGGCGGTCCGACCAAATGGGGCATTACGGAAAAAGTCGCCCGTGCCCACGGATACCGTGGCGATATGCGTGAGTTAACCCGCGAACAGGCGCTGGATATCCTTGAAGCCGATTACTGGTATGGCCCGCGATTTGACCAGGTAGCAGCGTTATCCCCTGATATTGCCGCAGAGCTGTGTGATACCGGTGTGAATATGGGGCCATCCGTGGCGTCAAAAATGCTCCAACGCTGGCTGAACGTTTTCAACCTGCGCGGCAGGCTGTACCCGGATATGGACGCAGACGGACGCATCGGACCTCGTACTATCAGCGCATTGCGCGCCTTCCTGAATAATCGCGGTCAGGACAGTGAACGGGTGATGCTGACAGCCCTGAACTGCACGCAGGGTGAGCGCTATCTGGAGCTGGCCGAGAAACGCGAGGCTAACGAATCGTTTGTTTATGGCTGGCTGAAGGAGCGCGTGGTGGTATGACGCGTCAGCACTGGACCCACAGGACGCCACGTAAAGCCGCGCGCTGTGTTCTGGCCCTGTTTCTGATGATGTTGCTTCCGGTGGGATGCACAGACATTAACAGGGCGGGCCAGCTGTTTGACGCGGCGGCGCAGGTCTGCCGGATTGTTGATGGCATCCGGCAGTGTTCACAGAACTGAACATCTGCCAGTTGTTTCACTAAGGAGAAGTTATGGCATCACCAGTTATGAAATATTTCGCTTATGAACATCTTCCGGCTTCGTTACAGGAAGTGAGTAAACCGATTGGCGATCTGGCAAGAAAAATGGATGAGTCTCTGCCAGACGGGCCGGAAAAGTCGGTCGGGTTACGTAAATTGCTGGAAGCAAAAGATGCTTTAGTTCGGGCGAAACTGGGTTAATGACTTAACAAGGCTACCAATTCTTTGATGCGGTGGCGCAGGTCTGCCGGATTATTGACGGCATCCGGCAGTGTTCATCACAGAACTGATTTTTTGAAGGTCTGACACAGTGAGCATTATCAGATTTACAGAATGCGCAGGCTCAGGGAGCACCAGCGCTGTCATGGTAGTCGCTGAACGCATCACCCATTTTTACCGTCAGTGTGGTGCATATGGTGGCACGATCATTGAGCTGGATACCGGGAAAAACGTGTATGTTCTTGAAAATCCCGACGAAGTTAAATGCCTGATTGAACAGGCTCAAAAGGACACTTAATGGCGTGGTCACAGGATATCAGGGACAAAGTCCGTAACGGGTACATCTTTGACCAGCTTCCGCTGGATATCGTCGCCATGAAATACGCCGTGCCGCACGATACCGCGCGGCGCTGGAAAACGCAGGCGATGAAGAACGGCGACGACTGGGACAAGCTGCGGGCCGCGCACGCGCTCGCCGGTGACGGGCTGGAAAGTGTCGCCCGCACCGTGCTTATCAGTCTGGTGGTGAAGTGTCAGACGACGCTTGAACGGCTGAACCAGAACCCGGACATCCCGCCGCAGGAGTCCGTCGAACTGCTGGCGAGTCTGTCTGACAGTCTCAGTAAGGCGGTGGCCAGCAGTAAAAAAATCCTGCCGGAAACCGACCGGCTCGCCACGGCACTGGAAGTGGTGCAGCGGCTCGGCGCGTTCATCAAGGAGCGTCACCCGGCACAGTATGCCCCGTTTCTTGAGGTGCTCGAAGGCTTCGCTAAAGAGCTTGAGGATAATTTCAGTTAACCACAGCGGCCCGGTTTTCCGGGCCGTCTGATATTTGTATACCAGGTGTGACGTGGCAAAACGTAAACTTTCCATTAAAGAGTTTCAGAGAAGCCTGCAGGAGTACATCGCCAACCTCCGCCAGACCATCGAGGCTGAATGTCTGGGGTTCGATGTTAACCCGCAGGCCACACAGGCCCGCCGGGCGGCAGTCTGCGACCCGGTGACGGGCTACGATTATTTTGTCGAAAACTATTTCCCGCATTACGTCCGCAACCCGGCAAAAAGTGAGCTGCATAAATACCTGTTCAGCCGTCTGCCACAGGTTGTGGCAAGCCCGGACCCGGAGAACGACGCCATCGCCGCGCCTCGTGGTGAAGCAAAATCCACGCTGGTGACTCAGCTGTTTACCCTGTGGAACATTATCCGGGCCATTAAGCATTACCCGGTCATCATTATGGACAGTATCGACCAGGCTTATCCGATGCTGGAAGCCATCAAGGCTGAACTGGAATTTAACCCCCGTTTAAAAAACGATTTCCCGGAGGTGTGCGGGCAGGGTCGCGTCTGGCGTATGGGGACCATCGTCACAGCCAACAATATCAAGGTGACCGTTGCCGGTAGTGGTAAAAAACTGCGTGGTCTGCGCCACGGTCCGTACCGTCCTGACCTGGTCATCCTCGACGATATCGAGAACGACGAGATGGTGCGTAACCCGGAGCAGCGCGACAAGCTGCATGACTGGCTCACCAAAACCGTGATGCCGCTGGGTGAGGCTGGCGGTAAAACCGATATTATTTATATCGGGACCATCCTGCATTACGACTCCGTACTGTCGCGCACACTCAATAACCCGATGTGGAAAACGGCCCGCTTTAAGGCCGTTATTCAGTGGCCTGCCAACATGAAGCTGTGGGACGAGTGGGAAGAACTCATCCGCAACAAACAGCCGGAAGCAGCGGAGGCACTTTACCGACAGAACGAGGCTGAGATGCTCGCCGGGTCGGTGGTGTCATGGGCGGCGCGTCCCCTGCTGGCGCTGATGAAAATTCGTGTCCGTGACGGTCATGACACCTTTGATTCTGAATACCAGAACGACCCGGTCAGCGGTGAAGATGCGCTGTTTGCGGGCTGCATTAAGTTCTGGGTTAACCGTCTTGATGAATGGGTGTTCTACGGCGCTGTTGACCCCAGTCTCGGGAAGAAGAATAAAAACCGCGACCCGTCGGCCATTCTCGTGGGGGGCTTTAACCGCTTTACCGGCATTCTGGATGTGGTTGAAGCCGATATCCGCCGACGTCTGCCGAATAAACTTATCGAGGACGTGATTAAGTATCAGCGGGAATATCACTGCCTGTGCTGGTCGTTTGAGTCCGTTCAGTTTCAGGAGTTTCTGCGTACCGTGCTGGTTGAGCGTTCGGCGGCGCTGGGTGTGCCGGTTCCGGCGCTGCCGGTCATCCCGCTGGAGGATAAGGCACTGCGTATCGAATCCCTTCAGCCGCATATGGCCAACGGCCTGATTCGTATCAGCCACACACATCAGACGCTGATTGACCAGCTGCGCCACTACCCCAAAGCCGACCACGATGATGGCCCGGACTGTCTGCACATGCTGTGGACGCTGGCGGTATCGCGCAGCGCAAAATTTCAGATACACACCCCACGCAGCACCGGGCGTGACCGTGGCGGGCGTTTTGGTTCAGGAGGATGGTAATTAATGGCACAGCTTGTTGATATTTACGGACGCCCGCTGAAACGTGAGGCACTCAAAACCACGCAGTCGGTCAGAGTGGCGGAACGGCTGCGCATTTATCCCGACCACCCGTCCCGTGGTCTGAACATCAGAAAACTGCCGCGCATTCTGGAAGCAGCCGAACGCGGTTATCTTCCGGCGCAGGCGATGCTGTTTGCGGATATGGAAGAGCGTGATGGTCATCTGTTCGCCGAGATGGAAAAGCGCAAAAAAGCGCTGCTGACGCTGGACTGGTCGGTGGAACCTCCCCGCAATGCCTCGAAGGCAGAAAAGGAGCTGACTGCCGCCGTGGATGAGTGGCTGCACGGCATCCCGGACATGGAGGACATCATCCTCAACGGGATGACCAGTGTCGGTTATGGCTTCAGTTGTCAGGAAATCAGCTGGGCGTTCGTGGATAAAACGTGGTTACCGGATGCGGTGACGCTGCGCCCGCATAACTGGTTTATTACCCTGCCGGAACACAATGACGAACTCCGGCTGGATGACGGCAACCGTGGGGAAGACGGTAAGGACGGTTCCGCATTGTGGCCATTCGGCTGGCTGGTTCACCGTTACAACGCCCGGTCGGGGTTCCTGGGTTCATCCGGCCTGTTCCGCGTACTGGTCTGGCCGTATCTGTTTAAAAACTTTGCGCTGCGTGATATGGCGGAATTTCTGGAGATTTACGGCCTTCCGGCGCGCATTGCCTACTATGCACAGGGCACCAGTGACGAAGACCGGGATAACATTCTTGAGGCGCTGGTCAATCTGGGGCATGAAGCGGTGGCAGCCCTGCCGCAGGGTAACGAGATTGAGTTCAAGGAAGCCGCATCCGGCGGACCGGAGGCGTTCATGTCGATGGTGGAATGGGCGGAGCGTACCACCTCAAAAGTGATTCTGGGCAGTACGCTGACCAGCCAGGCCGACGGTAAAACCTCCACCAACGCACTGGGTAATGTCCATAACGAGGTCCGGCACGACATTCTGACCGCTGATGCACGCCAGCTGTCCGGCATGTTCAGCAGTCTGATACAGATGATGGCCAGTCTCAACGGCTGGCAGGATATCCCGTCACGCCGTCTTCCGCGCCTGGTGTTTGATGTGCAGCAGGAAGCCGACATTAAGGGCGTGGCGGAAGCCGTCAGCGTGCTGCTCAACAGTGTGGGGATGAAGGATATCCCGGCGTCGTGGGTGCGCAAAAAAACCGGTATCCCCACCCCGAAAGACGGCGAAGAGGTACTGGTGCCGGTGGCACAGCGTCTCCCTGTGCAGGCGGGCCTCAGCCAGCTGCGTGAGCGGCTGAATGTTGCCGCGCTCAGTCAGCAGGACAACGGGGAGGACGACCCGGCACAGCGCGCCATCGACCGGGCAGAGCTTCCGGCAGAGGCCATCGCGCAGGGGATGAACGAACTGGTGGCCCCACTGGTGCAGGCCATACAGGAAGGCCGGGATGCAGACGAGGCCATGAACGTACTGGCGGAAGCATGGCCGGAACTGCCGGATGACACGCTGCGGCAGTTGCTGACGCAGGCATTCTTTGTGGCGGATATCTGGGGGCGTCTGAATGCCGACAGCTGACGATGTTGACCTGGGTTATGCGTACACCCTGAAACCGGAAGAAGCGATTAAGTATTTCGAAAGCAAGGGGTACGTTATTGGCTTCCGCTGGCACGATGTGAAGGACATCGCCAACGCCCGGGCGTTCACGGTGGCGGGCGTGCTGAAACTGGATGTGCTGAAGGATATCCGTGATGGCCTGACGGCGGCACTGGCTGACGGCGGGACGTTCCGGGAGTTTGCTGCACAACTGGAGCCGTTACTGGAGAAAAAAGGCTGGCTGGGTAAAAAACTGATTGTGGACGAGGACACCGGCGAACTGCACGGCAGACAACTGACGCCGCGCCGGTTGCGCACGATATTTGATACCAACATTCAGTCGTCATATAACGCCGGGCGTTATCAGCAACAGATGGCGAACGTGGCTGACCGGCCTTATTTTGAGCGCGTGGCGGTGATGGACCTTCGCACCCGCCCGAAACACGCCGCCCTGAACGGTTTTACCGCCCGGGCGGATGACCCGGTCTGGGAGTATTTCTACGCGCCTGACGGGTACGGATGCCGCTGCCGTATCCGGGCGCGTTCGGCGTCTGATGTGGAGAAATATGGCCTGACGGTGCAGAGCAGCGAGGGGCGACTGGTTGAGATTGAACAGGAATATGGCCAGCCGGGCCAGACCATCAGAACAATGGGGCTGAAGATGCCGGACGGCTCCGTATACACCGCTGACCCGGGCTTCGGTTTTAACCCCGGAAAAGTGGCATGGCAGCCTGAACCGGAAAAATACGATTACCGCAGTGCCCGCCAGTATGTCACCGGCACCCTGACCGGGCCGGATTTTGCCCGGGGGCTGGCGAACGTCAGCGAACTGGATGCGCGCCAGCGATATCCGCTGGCCATCCGTTCACCGGAACAGGTCGCCGCCACGGGCGCTGCACGGCAGACGGTAAACCTTACGGCTGACGTCATGAAGCGCCTCAGTGCAACAGACACGCCCCCGACCGCCGCCGACTATGTGCTGATGCAGCAGACCATCGAACGGGCGGAGCATGTCACGCAGGACGGCAACGCGTGGCGGTATGCGTTACAGTCGGGCGACCGCTGGTCAGTGGCGACGGTGGAGGATGACGTGCTGACAGACTGGGTTATGCAGGACACCCCGGAGGCATCATGAGCGGCGGTAAACTGGATATTAAGATTGATTTAAGCGCGTATAACACCACGCTGGGGAAACTGATTCACTCCGTGAAGGACCGGCGCGACCTGATGACGGCACTTGCGGGTTCCATGCTGGATGCGGTTGAGACTAACCTGGAACAACAGGGTCGCCCGAAATGGATGGGCTGGAGTCCGGCTTATGCGAAGCGGCGCGGCCCCGGGCAAATCCTTCAGAAGTCCGGGCGACTGGCTGCCAGTATCCGCTCTGCGGTTAACAATAACGAGGCCACGGTCGGGACAAACGTCCGTTATGCCCGTATCCACAACGAAGGCGGCGAAATCCGCCATCAGGCACGGACGCAGAACCTGTATTTTAAACAGTACAAAAACGGCAGCGTCAGCACCCGCTTTGTGAAAAAGCGCAACAGTAATTTTGTGCAGAGCGCAACGGTCGGAGCGTATACGGTCAACATGCCCGCGCGTCCCTTCCTTCAGCTTGTGCAGGACGACATCGACGAGCTGGAAAACACTGCAAACCGCTATTTTGCGCGTGTGATTGACTGAATGGCGACAAACGCGCTGTAATCGGCTGTGACAGCATAAACGCTTCATGGATGCGTATTTTCATGAAAGGAGATCACTCAATAACTTCCATCGAGATCGGGTAATAACATTTGAACAGATCGCTGAATAACATCGATGGAGATCACTTTT